CCTTTCGAGAATGTAGCGGACAACCTGGTGCTGGGCACCGTGGTCGACCGGCAGTTGATGTGCGCCGGCGGCAGCGGCCCCTTGCCCAGCTCAAACACTCGGCCATCCAGACTTTTGCACTGGGCGCTGGTCTTCTTGTCGAGGGTCGAGACCCACCGGTAGCCCAGCACCACATCCTGATTGGCTTTCAGCGTCTCCATGCGGGCCGTTGTGGCCACATGCTGAATGGCGGTCTGCACCACCGCCCTGGCATTACGATTGCTGATGGCCAGGACGCCGTCGGTGAAATTCTGTTCAGCAGTGCCGCGGATCACTTTCACGATTTCGGCGTTGGTCTGGCCTTGGCCAAAGCCCAAGCGAATCGCATTGGTCACCCGCATCGACTCAGACCGCGTCCAACCGCTGATGAAGGGCTTGAGCAGCTTCCCACTGTCGAGCCCGGTCACCTGCAACGGGTAGGCAAAGACTGCCGCTCGGATGATTGCATTGGTCGGAACGACAGCGTCAATGGACAGCGCATGCCCCAGACTGTTGGCCTCAAACGTGGACTCGTACAGCGCAATGTCGACTAGATCGGCCTGCACCACGTCGCTGTAAGCCTTGTAGATGTCCAGTAGCTTGCCGTCGACGCGCGCCAGAAACTCGTCGAGACGCTGCCTGCTGTAAGTGGTCAGCTCTTTGCGGGTCAACTGATCACGCACAACCGTGTCGATCTGGCGCAGATACTTCTCGAACTTCTTCACCTCGCCGGCCTTTAGCCTCTCGAGCATGACGCTATGCCGCGTCGTCTGCTCCAGTAGCTGACCGTCCGGGTTGAGCGTTGGGGTCGCTGCCATCGTCGCTATCCAAGTTTAGGCCACGCGCCTGGTCAGTTTCTTCGCTGACTAGCGTGGCTTCTTCGTCGTAGGCCCGCTCCGGCAGCTTCCCGGTGGTCAGGTACTGCCAGTAGGTGTCCCAGCTGATGCCGCCGGCTGTCACAGCCTTTTGCAGTTCGGCCAACACTTGGGCGTCCACCTCGGGGATGTCGAACTCTGGCTTGACCTTGAACGCTACCTCGTCTGGGTTGTAGCCCGTCCATTCGGCGGCGTAGCGCAGGCCCTGCTCGATAGCAGCAGCCACCGTGATGACGATGCTGTGCAACGTGGCGTGCTGGTCGTCTTGGCGCGTCTTGCGGGCCTCGCCCGACTCGGTGCTGCCGGTGGCGTCCATGACCTTGGCGCCAGCCTCAAGCGCGGCGCTCTTCTGGTCCCCCATCGCGGTGCGAACCGCTTGGATGCCGGCGCCTTGGAACTCCAGGTAACCGCATGACCCGTTAGGGCCTAGATCCCATGCTGCCGAGGGGCCGGTAACGCTCAGTTCCACCTTGTCATCCAATCCCGCGACCCATGGCTGCGGGTGACTGGTCTGGTGCAGCGCGGTGAAGTAGTCGGCGCTGAGCTGGTAGGACTTCACGGCAGCCCGTGCCATGGTCAGCAGCGGAACCTCATCGACATCTGGGGAGTTGTCGGTGGAGCCGCAGTAGATGACCGGTAGGTAACCCAAGCCGCGTACCAGCTGATTGTTGTTGCCGATCGTGCCGAGTGGTCGCTCGTCCTCGATCAGCTCGCCGCCCTCGTCGCGCACTGCCGTGTAGCAGACGTTCCCCGCCATGTAGAACTCACGGTAGACCGTCACGCATTCGTGGCTGTACCGATCCTCTGTCTTGCGCCGGAACTCGCGGAACACCGCCAGCACCAGGTCTTGCCGGCCGCCTTGATCGGCAGTGTCCCAGTTGATGGCGTTGCGGGTGGCGTAGGTTGAGAAATACGGCTTGCCGCTGTCGTCGACGTTCACCACCAGCGGAATGCGCCCGTGAGAAACCGTCTGGCGAACCATGCGCAGGAAAAGCTGCTTCAAGTCGAAGCCATCGGCCGTGGCGTTGTCTTCCAGATCCTTGAGCCCGGGTGGCAGGCTGATCTCGGGAATGAGTCGAGAGACCAGGCCCATCATCGAGCGCAGAGAGTCGCGCACCCAATGCTCGTACTGGGCGCGGTCACGGTAGTTCTTGTAGAGGTAGGCATTCCCTGTCGCATCGAGCTTCTCTGCTTCGACCATGCCGGAAGGCTTGGGCAGATACTTCGCACTGCGACTAATCGCGCATTCACCTTCGAGCGCATCGTCCATCATCTGCCACTCGGGTAGGTGGACGTCGTACTCGGGGTTTGTGGATTGAACAGGCATTAGGCAAGGCCTCCTATGCGGCGCATGCCGGATGTTTGTGACTTGATCGGGTAGCGCTTGGCAATGAAGTAGCCCGCCGCATCGTTCATGTGGTCATGGCCTTTCTTCGGATCCTTGTCCGGCTCGCCCTTGTCTGTGTAGGTCTGCCGTTCCAGACACTGGGTGAACTGTGGGCACTGGTCGATGTTGACCTTTAGGCGGCGCTCGCCGTAGGTGTTCAGGAACATGGCGTTCATCGAGTTCACCCGGTCTTTCACGCCTGGGTTGGTCGAATCGACCACCACCGTGAAGCTCGCTTTCTTGAGCAATGACAGGTCAGACTCGCTGGCGTTCTTGCTGCTGGTGTTCTGGCCGCTGGCGTCGGGATAGACCGCAATCTCATGGCCGGGGAATCGCACCTGAATCTTCTCGATCATCTCCGGAGTGTCGCGCACCTTATGGAACTCATCGAGCGCTAACGGCAGGCCATCCCGCACAACAAACACTACAGCGCTCATCTTCATGACGTTAAAGTCCATGCCGATGTGCAGAGCCTCGCCTGGCTTGATCCGCTCGACCGTCGCGCACTCCTTCCGACTGAAGGTGTAGTAGACGACGCCTGAGTAGTTCTCGAACCCAGCCTCGTATTCCTGCCGGAACGTGCGGGGGTCCATCTTTCGGCGGGCCGCTTCCAGCTCATCCGCCGGCACGTTGCCGCCTTGGAGTGAGGTGTACTGCCAGCTCTTGTGGTCCGGCTCGCCGCCTTCCTGCCCGTCCAGATACGTGTCGTAGCAGTGGTTGAAGCCTTTGGGTGTTCCGATCCGCAGCGCGTGACCGCCTTTTCGGATATCCCCGCTCGGAAGCGTGTACTGGCAAGTGGAGAGCATCGGGCGCAGGACTTCTTCCCAGGCAGCCCATGGGCAGTCCGCCCATTCGTCCACTAGGACAAAGAACAGCCCAGAGCCGCGCAGGTTGTCGTAGTTATCGAGCCCGACCACGCGCATGACGTGACCAGACTTGAGGGTAATCGAACATTCAGTCTCATTTGGCCGGTGAGCACGCCATGCTTCCGGAATCGCCTGCTTGAGCCGACGCCAGAAGACGCGCTTCGCCTGTTTGAAGGTCGGCGCGCCGTACCAGATCTCGTCCTCTACGCTGACGCCCCACTCCGCAGCCAACCTCGCCGCACGGCGCATCTCTGCCTTGCCAAGGAAGGTCTTGCCGAATCGACGACCGCAAACTGCATCGCGGAACCTGGCCTGAGGCTGAAAGCCCCACACGTAGATGTTTGCCTGCTTCGGCGTCAGCTTTACCGGCGCATCAAAGGTACGGGGTAGTCGGGACATTCTCGTCAGGCTCCAGCTTGTACTCAGCGACCGCGTGCTGCTGATCAGCCTGGGAGCCCAGCGGCTTTTCAGATTCGAGGCGGCGATTCACAAAGACGTCGCCCACCTCTTTCGCCGCCTGCTCCAACAGCTGGGCAGTCAGCGCCATGTTTTTCATGTTCTCGGCCCTTTCGGCCATACGCCCAAGCGTGCGGAGCCGATATGCACGATTGGCGATCGGGATGTCTTCCGTGGCTTCGCGGAATCGCTTTCGAGCAGCGTGGAACAGATCAGCCCACTTCTGCCCCAGCTTCTGCCCTGCCGCCTTTGTTGGGTCATGCGACTCACACTGCTGGCGGGTGATCGTGATGCCAAATTCCTTTGAGACAGCCTCAACAACCTGAGAGGGCGTGTCGAAGCATGCGAGAGCCTGCACGATGAAGGCTTTCACCTCACCTCGAAGAGCTGCCATAGGCGTTCATCCGTCTAAACCTGTCTAGGAATCAGGCCGACTTGAGCAGACAGGTTCCGCAGGCCCTCGAAATATTCAGTTTGCCCACCTCAGCGGGTTTGTTTGCAGCGTCGACCATGGCTTGAACCTCAGTGCTCGCACCGTAGCGCCGGACGACACCGACGAACTCTTCGACGTCGTGGCCCTGGAGTTTCAGCTTGGGCGCGCCGTCCTGGGTGAAAGCAGGCTGACCGTATTTGTCTGTCGCTTGGGCCAGGTGATAAAGCTCATGCTCGATCAGGGCACAAAACTCGGTGTCACTGCAGAACGAGCAGTAGTCAGCAGCCAGAGTGATGATGAATGTCGGCACATCGCCGAACCAGTCACGCATCTGCTGTTCCATACGGGCCTTCTGCCAACCACCAGCGCGGAAGGCAACCTGTTCGGCCTGTCCCAGTACTCGACGCCCCGCCTTCTCGAAGCTTGCCGATGCCCACATGACCGCGATGTCAGCATCAATCAGGTGGGCGTGGTCTTCGTTGTGGATGCTTCCGGTGTCGGCAAGGATCTCGTTTTGAATCCATTCCCAGACCTCACGTGCAGGCGCAAGGCGGATACCTAAGTCAGATAACTCGGACAAGTCCAGCATCGATTTTGGTGGCTGAGGCCGACCCATGGTCTACCCTTGAAATATGGGCGCCTGGCCGGTGTTGGTGGCGCGGGTTCAAAAACAAGGAGCATGTATGAGCCGATACGAAGTCAGGCCGCCACAACCGATCAATCTCGTTAGAGGCTTTGAAGTCAAGGACGAGGATTTCAGACCAGCCTATGAAGCGATTAACTACCACATCGTCGATACGGTTACTGGCAAGCATACAGGCGACCATTTCCAGCTGGAGGCTGAAGCCAACGCCCGTGCAGAAGAGCTGAATCGCACCGCCTGAGAAAGATCCTCGGAAGCCTTCAGCGCACTACTCAGCAGCCGCAGGCTTCAAGACCAGACTCCGAACGTTTCCGCCCGTGCTTGTATCCCGCTTCTTCGCCATCTCCACCGCCTCAGCAGCAGTGGCTCCCATGTCCATCGCCGTCATGGCGTGATCCGAGCCACTACCCAACACATAAGGCCGCTCAAGCCAGATCGGCGTCTTGCAGAGTCCGTCTTTGTCGCTGTACGCGGCGTAGACCAGTGACTGGCCGTCGAAGGCCAGCGCCGAGCACTCAACCGTTCCGGTAACCGGCTCACCGAACCAGGCGCCGATCAGCTTCGAGTAGTCGCACACGAATCCGGTGAGAACGAACTTCACCCCTTCCCTCTCATGGCACTTGTCGTAATCGTCGTGAGTGATCGAGCTGCCATGGCAGATACGGGAGTCGTAGGCGATGACGCCGTCTTTGTAGGCGATGGTCGTCACTGGATTGGCCCCTCGCCCATTCGAAATGTTTGATTTGATCGCACGTAGCCGCCGCAGTAGATGACTCGGACCTCACCCCATTCCGGGTGGATGTCGACCGTCTCGCCATCACTGGTCTTGAGCGGCAGGTCGTGAGCAACGACCACGCCAGCTTTGACATCGGCATAGATGACGCTACGACGCAGCACGCCGTCGACCATCACTTCGCGCATCCCGCGCCCATCGTCGCACCAGTGGACGTGGTCACCGTGCAGATCTGGCATGACTTACTCCGCGCCACGAAACGGACGCATCTGAATTTGTGGCGCCAGGAGTCGCAGATCAGGTGATCGCCCAAACCACTCCAGCGCAAACAAGGATCAACACGAAGCAGCCGAAATACTCGAGATCAGTCGCAACATCAAATTCTTCATCCATCACAGCACCCTCCATGGGGAATCAAGATGGATTGATTGATCTTGGCGGTTTTCGGGAGTTCAGTGAGTTTGACGAGCAGAAATCATGGGTTTTAGTAATGACCCAAGAGTCAGTTACGACGCCGGTGTCGCCTGTCGATCTGACCTGGATCAGACCCGAAGCGCGGGTCACGCAGGCAGTGATCGCAGTTCAACTTCGAGCAGATCCACTTCTTCACCGCCGGCCAATACGTGACCATGAACATGTGGCGTACTCCAGCCAGGCAGAGGGATGCGTGAAGCGTCAGCCCAGCATTGGTCGGGCCGAAGAAGAGTGTCTGGTTGCGCGTCATCACGACAAAGCCGCTGATGGCGATCGCCGAATAGATGATCTTGCCGACGATCCCATCCCGGACCTTTCCGCTCAGCACGCACCAGGTAGCCCACAGCGCGATAAGGCCGCAGGCGATGGAGTTGATCAGTTCAAGGTTCATGGTGGATTGCCTCCCCCGAACCGCTGGCGGATGAGCGCCCAGAGGTCAGCGGCTTTGATGGCTCGGTTGATGGCGGCCATGAGAGAGCCCCCGAAGGCGCCGAGCAGGAACCCGACTCCAGCTACGTCACTCGGCTCGGTCACGGCGAAGCGGTCGCACACGATACCGGTGAGGTAGAACGCGCAGGCGATGCCGGTGATCAGGAAAATTGCCCAAGACCGAAGGTCTTTGAGGTCATCCTTGTGCCACCAGCTGGCGACGATAGCGCCGATCAGCCCTGCGACAAGCCAGTCGAGTCTGTCGAGCAGGCGGTGAAAGAACTCCATGCGCTCGACTCCGTACTGGGCATGAAAGGCAATACTACATATTTGTTGTATTACCACAAAAGTGTTGTATACTGGACTTATCCAAACAACGAGGCGAGGTGATGAAGTTCAGCGAGTTCAGACGATGGTTGAAAGCCCAAGGGGTGACCTTCGAAGCAGGCAAAGGAAGCCACTTCAAAGTGACCGCCCCAAACGGCAACAGGACAACCTTCGCGGATCACGGGGCAAAGGAAATGCCCGAAGGGACCCGCAAGGCGATCATTAAACAACTGGGGCTCTGAGAGCCCCCTTCGCCTGTCTGAGCGCGCTGAACGATCACCTCCGAGGAGTGAACATGTACAACTATGCAATTCGATTTGAGAAAGACACCGCACCTGGCCTGGCTGTTTATTGCCGCGACCTACCACAGTTCCACAGCTATGGCGATGATGAGCAGCATGCGATGGAGCAGGCTGTGGACGGTATCGAAACCACACTTTCGATCTATGTCGATGAGCGGAAAGCTATCCCGGCCGCAACCCCACAAGAGGAAGGCGAACACGTCGTCCATCTTCCAGCGGTTACCGTGGCGAAGATCGCATTGTGGAACGCGATGATGGAGCGAGACATGCGCAAGGCCGATCTCTGCAGATTGCTCGGGGTCAGTCAGACCCAGGGAGACCGCTTGGTGGACTTCCTGCACACATCAAAAATGGAACAACTGGAGAAGGCCTTGGAAGCACTTAATACCGCTGTGCGCGTTACGCCAGCAGACCCGGAGTGGATCAACCTTCCCTATGGAGGAGGTCAAGCTGGGTTCTATGCAGGTCGCTTGGCGGACGCGCTTAAGGACATGCCAAATCAACAGATCTTGATCGGTTCGGTTGCAGGAAGCTTGGACAAGGTAAGACCCAACTCTCTGGACCACCTGTTGCGTACTCGGTATGCCAAACGTCCAGACACCATGCAGGCAGTCCAGGAAGTAATCCAGGATTTGGTGGCAACCGGAAAGTTTGAGTACATCCCCAAGCAATCTGGAGTGCCAGCCGGACTGCTTCGCCTGAAGTAACAGCAGCCCAAGCTTTAGCCAAGACCCTTCACCGAAAATTGTGAGGGTCTTTCCCCTCCTGTCCGCCAAAGGCTTCACCATCGCTGGCACCGAAAATGCACCAGTCTCGACGGCTCGCCTCGCGCAGCAGATGAAAGCATGAGGTCACTGCTCGCGGGCTGCGGGTGTTTTACGCAGCACGGCACTACCGGCTTATCCGTGTCCAGATGTCCCCCGAAGGGCTGCCCTGGCTGCAGGCCCGCGTGAAAATCAGGCACAAAAAAACCCGCTCAATGGCGGGTCTTTCGGAGCAAGTTGCCGTAGGCAAAATACTCAATGTGGCAAAATGATGCCCTCAGCCGTGCGGGAAGTCAACACCTACATACCGGTGATAATTAAATCAAACTTCAATGAGCCATTGCACTGCGTTGCGTCCAATACAAAGTTCCCGAGATTGACCTCTTTTATCGGGAGTGGAGCTCGGCCTATGAATTGGAAACTCAGAACCTCGTTTATGAACGATATGGGAAACACCATCCGTGCCTCCAAAGGCCTTGGTAAGTCAAAGCTCATACGTTGAACAATGAGTCCGTTGGTATACCGCTTGAAAAACCTGTGTGTGATATCAGCAGTTAGGGATGGAACACTCTTGGATTCAGCCAGAACAACCTTGATGCTACCCACATTTAGCTCTCTGAGCCTCTGCGAAAGCGACGTTATAAGCGTTGAAAACCTGCCGCGATTCAGATATGTCAGGAGAATGAAAAGGCCAATCGATACAGGCCAAATCAGCACTTCAGTCATCCTTACGATGAACTCATAAATTCCCATTCAAGCCGCGTCCTTCATCTGATAAATGACTGCCCCCACCGGGCTAAGCGCCATCCTATCAAGATCCTCACAGCATTCGAAAATCAGCGTGATTAGATGCTCCCAATCGCGCGCCCAGGCGCAGGATTCCAAGCGAACCCCGTACTCGGCCATCAGCCATGAACGGAATGCCTCGGGCTTGATCATCGGGTCTTCGTTGGCCGACTGCCCGCCCTGGTGCATGTAGCGGTACCGGCGCATCACGCCCTTCACCACATACTCCAGCTTTTCGCGCTTCCCGGCGGTCATGCGCTTGGACTTGGAGACGACCATGCCGAACACCACCTCCTCAGCAGCCTCGCGGATGTCGTCGCTGCGGTGCGCGGCGTACATGTACTCGCCGAACACACGAACCTGAGGGTGTAGCTTGGCAATGACCGATTGAATGTGCCCGGCCAGCGCGCTGTGCACTGCGTGGTTCGCGGTTGGCCCGCGCTCAGTGGCCTGGACCACCACGCCCAGCTGAACAACGTCCGAGCTTTGGCCGGGTGCCGGTGTGTAGGTGCAGTCGTGCCATGCCTGACGTGCCGAATTGATTTTCATGCAACTGATCTCCCCTTCAGCTCTTTTGTCTTTGCCCGGTAAAGCGCGGTCAGCGCCTTCAGGTCGTCGATCGTGTATTTCTTGGGCTCATGCGGGCCTTCTAACCAGGCCACCTGCTCTGCGCCGATCCGTTGCACCAGGCTGATCCGGTAGTTCACGATGTCACCGGATTTGTGCGTGTTGCATGGCGAGCACTGCAGGTGGCAGTTCAGCGGCTCGAAGCGCAGCTCAGGCGCGCTTGCGACAGTGCGGTAATGACCGGCGTCGTTCTTGCCTTGGTGGAATCGGCCGCAACTGATGCACGGTTGCGCGGCGTCCCGGGCACGCACCCACGCGTTGAAGGCGACCTGTGTTTCCTTCAGGAAGTCGCTGCGGCTCTTCAGCTTTTCCTTCCGCGCCTTGATGTCCTTCCGGTCCAGATCTGCCAGCGCCTTGCGGGCTTTCTCCTGATTCACCGGGTTACGCGCCTCTGCCAGCGCACAGGATGGGCTGCACACCTTCTGCCCCAGGCGCTGCGGGATGAACTGAGTGCCGCAGGCGGCGTTCACGCAGCGCTTCTTCCGGCGTGCCGGCGGCGACTTCTTCAATGCCTGTCCGATCACAGCCCACCTCCAAACTGAACGGCGTTGGGCTGGGCGTGATACCCGGCTTCCAGGATGGTGATCAGGTGACTGATGAGGGCCTTGACGGTCTTCATGCCGACCTCCAGATCTGCGAGCGGGTTTTCTTGCCGTTTTTCTTCGCGTCGCGCTTAACCTTGCGCAGCTCTTCTAGCGCTTCCTGTTGCGTCAGTTCTCCCGATTCCATCTTGGCAACGAGCGCCATCCTGAACTCGGTGCTATCAGCAACAAGCCGCTGCTCTTCAGCGATCTGCAGGGCGACACGCTTGTCTGTTCGCCGGTCGTACCAATCGCGGCGGCTCATACCGACACCTCGCGGGACTTTGCTTGCTCTGGCGCGAAGTCGCCGCGGAGGGGCATCAGCCACTTCTCCCAAACGATGGCGCCCTCGGCATCGACAACCCACACAGGGTCGCCACCCTCGACCTCATAGACACCAGGGTCCATTGGGTCCCGGCGATCTACCGGGCCAACCGTGTGGCGACTGATCAGGCACACGCACATTCCAATCATTGGCGGGTAAGTGTGATTGGTGACCAGCGCCAAGTCCCCTTGCTTGAATTGATGGCTCATGCCGCCACCTCCCCCAGCAAATCGCTGAACACAACACCCTTGGTGCTGAACTCGGCCACGATGCGGTCGGTGTAAGCAATGCCCTGGGCGCGGTTGAACAACCTGGTCACCGGAAAGCCGTCCGGGCCGAACAGCGTGCACGCCCCCATCAGATCAAGTTTGTCGGCGTAGGACAGGTGCCGCATGGTCTTGAACCAGCTGGCCCGGAAGTCTTCGTCGTCAGCTGTGAGAATCGCGACACCGAAGTGCAGCTTGCAGTAACGGCGCGCGTCCTCGATGTCACCGATCTGGGTCATCTCGGCGATGCGCTTGTAGAAGGCGAACCACAGCGCGTTCTGATCCAGCGTGCGGTCCTTGCCCGGGCGCAGCGAGACCACGACGAACTTCTTGTCGCGGTACATCGCTGTCATGCGGGTGATGGCCTCGGTGAGCTTGGACTGGCAGTTGATCGAGATTTTATCGGCCATGGCAATAGACCTTCCCTTCGATTGCTGCGTAGAGTCGGCGGGCCTCGTCCTGCTTGAGAGAGTTTCCACCCTCCACCCAAGGCACGTAACCGCACAGGTTCGACCATTGCTCGTAAACAGCCTTGGACCCAGCCTCGTCTTCCTTCGTCCACTTGCCGGCAACCTTGCGGGCCTCTTGGGCCTTGGCCACACGGCGCTGATCGTGGAAGGCGATGACCTCTTCCATTCCCTTGTCTACAGCAACAATTTCCCGGTCAAAGTAGGCCTGGGCATCCGTCTCGCTTTCCGGGGGCAACTGACCTGGGCCAGCCAGCGAGTTGAATATCCAATCCATCCCTGATATGTCGGTCTTGCCGTGCTCATCCTCGATGACCGCAGCACGCATAGCGAGGATGTATCGACCGAACAACAGGTCCATCTCCTTGATGCGCATGGCAGAGACAGCGGCCGCGTCACGCAGCGCCTCGTTCTCGGCCTTGAGCTGATCGCGCTCGCCTTCTGTGATCAGAAGCAGCCGCCCACGCGCCTCCCAAATCTGGATCAGATGGTCGTTGTGGCCCTGCAAATCTAGTACGGCGTCTTGTTCCAGTTGGACACCCGATTCAATCTGGCGCCGGATGAAAGCCATTCTT